CTTTAGGGGGCCAGCGGGGTAAGTCCGCTGCCGGATCCTCAATTTATCCGGTATTTTGGGTGCTATCACCCGAAGAGCCTAGAGGAGAGAAACTAGGCTACTTCCTGAAGTGAGCCTTCTTGACACGTTTCATCGCGTCCTCGTCTGACTCACCCTCTTTCGCGTAAACAGTGATCTCCTCACCTGTGTGAGGATCTCTGAATTTACCTACAATTTTAGGAACAGTACCTTTGGGTGTACTCTTTTTCCCTTTTGTCACCTTCTTCTTAACCACCTGCTTCCTCCTATGGTTTGTTGAGTTGTCTGTCTATTGTCCGCACCCACTTCTCTACAGCGATGGGATCAGCGGTGTAGTAGTGTTTGCCCATTTCCGCCCACCATTCAGTAGGGGTTACATTTGGATCCCTGAGCATCTGTGCGCTCTTCTTGTATATCGATTGCATATCCATCCTATAAACGTAGTCGACAATGGACTCACGCCAATCCGAATATGCTCTGAAATCATGAAGGCCAGTTTTCTTGACCTTCTTTTGTAGTTCTTCACTCCACTCCATCTCCCATGTACGCAGTTTAACGAAAGCCCACTTTGCCTTCTTTGGACCTCTTTTACAACCACTCCAATTATAGTAATAAATAGTTGGTCTATACCTCGTTGGCTTAGTATTTTTAATAGGCTGTGCATTCCATCCGGATGCGATCAACATATTGACCATGACTTTAGTCTTTATGTTGTCATCCTGCCAACTCAGAGGTAAGTGCACATCTAGTAGGTTCTTAAAGGTCTTAATAAAAGCCTCCATGTACTCAGGGCTTCTACCAGGTGTTAAGGCTGCAGGAGTCCAGTAGGTAGCACCTCCTTCCTTGGGTAACTCTAAATTATCTGGAAGAAGATGTCTGTAATTGAAATAGTCTTCATCCTCAACAGAAGAATGTTCATATAGAGGCTTATCCCCATATATAACATTCAGGTCTTGAGTGGGTGGTTGATATTTGGCTAACTCTGCTTGAAACTCAGCTGATGAAGATCTTTTACCAGCCCATGATAGCTGATGAACTAGAAGATGGCCCGTTAGAGGACCTCCTAGGGTACGATCTCCTGTTAGGATATAACTATCAGCTTTTGGCTTAATAGCCATTCTAACTAAGGCAAGAGCTGTATTATCTAATACTGCGCTTAAGCACAACCACCAATCCGAGACATCGACAGATTCTTCGTCACAAGCCTCATCCATCAAGATCGCACTTGAAAAAGACCAATTGTAGAAAGGAGAGTCTCTCCATCTATTTGCAATCTCTGGAATCTTCTCTTGACTTAAGCCTGGAATTGAACCATTTGGAGCATAGATAACTACCATTTCGTGGTTCATGGTGAGTTGACCTACACCTCCATCTTCACTTACGTCCCCACCTTTAAAGACGTGTATAGGCAAATCGGTTAGAATATTCTCATACCTGAGTCTAAGAATATCTTGACTAATCTTCTTCCGAAGCCAAGGAATCATCTTCGTACAGACCACCAGGGCTCTCGTTTTCCAGGAGTTCGGCATTCTCTCCACCCTTTCCGAGCTCCTCTTCATCTAGAGGGCTCTCCTCCTCTTTACCTACTGTAGTGTCGAAGAGACTCAGCCCTTTCTCTTCATCAAATCGGGTAAGAATGTCTGTAAGGATATCATCTTGGATACCTCTCATTCTCACGTAATCACCTCCTTCGTCGGCGAGTGATGGAAGGAGATCCTCGAGATCTCCCCATTCTCGCATAGCCCTTGGGGTATCTGCTAATACATCAACAGCATCCTCAGCTACTTGAAGGGCAACTTCGGACGAAAGTCCTAGACTAATGAGGTGATCGGCACCTTTCTTAGCTGACCACTCTTTCGGAGCTACTAAGACTACTGAATAACCTAAATCCGATACCTCTTTTACTGACGCCTTACTTGCTAAGTGGCAAATAACTCGAGGTCTTGCCTCCATAAACTTTTCAAGTGCAATACTAAGGTATTCCATCCACAGATTTGGATCCTCTGTTACTAAGATGCTAGAAACGCGCTCGTAACCTCCGGCTACCTCTGATGAGAAGATGGATGCATGCTCGATCACTGAGTAAGCATCTATCATCTGCGTCAATGCTCTCTCAGTTTTGTCTGGAACAGTCATGATTGCAATCATACCATCTCCTCATTCTGGAGTAGGGACATCATCATTGTGTACCTGATCTCCTTACTTGCTGACATGAGTGATTGCCACATCTTGGATGTTCCCGTCATGTCTCCAATCAGCGCTGCTCCGAAACATACCTTAAGGCTAGCTCTTGCTAACATGTCATCTATGTTCCTAGGCTTGTAAGGAGAATCTTGTGCTGCAGCAAGAATATGATAAGCCCCTTTCTTAGCTAGGATGGTACGAGCCATCCTAATAAGAACACTTAGTCCAAACATTGTAGTTGATGTCCTTATGACATCATCTTTTTCAGACATCTCGAGGCTCCAATCTAGAAATTGGGCCACCTCGTTGATGTATGATTTAAGGGCCGTATTATGAAAGTAGAATACATCCCCTTGATGCTCTAGCTCCAACAGCTTCTGTAGATTTACAGAGCCATCTAAATCGGAGAAAGATCCGTCTAGATTGCGCTTTTGATAGGATACAGAAATCTCAGTGTCTGCTACCATCCGAGGCTTCATGTCTCCACTTAATTGAATATAGGTCGTGCCACTGATCACAGAGGCAGGATTAGCGATACCTTGAGGATATGCCTTACCTGTCTGTTTACCTTTTCCGAGTAAGATAAACTGCAGGTCCCTGCACCAGATTTCGTAGTCAATTAATTCAACTTTATGGAGAGGAAGAGTAGGTGGAATAATTACCTCTGGATTATAAGCTCGCTTGAATACAATCTCGTTCTTATCGATATGGAACGTTTCTACGTTAGCAAGACATAGATATGCCATTTGCTCGCCGATGGGATTACCAGCGAATCTAAGAGGCCTATCATTTGTCTTCATCCCAAACGTTTTGAAAGTGATGAAAGGTTCATCCCCGGGCATATGATCAGCGAAAATGTTCAAGTTACGTTCGACCAGATCCATGAAGGGTTCAGGTCTAAGTGCGTTTATTCCACTCTGAATCGCTTCTTCGAGCATGGAAGCTGAGGAGTTTCCGCCAGTAGTAGCAACGTCAATCGCTAGATAAACGTCCTTAAAGAACTCTGTAGCTGGTGTTACGTTAAGGAACTGTGTAGAGAAAGAGGGAGGTTCATAAGCGGGCAAGATGCCTATGATTCTAAGCTCCTTTTCATAATGACTTGTTATTGGGAGTATATGGAACCACGAGGCATACTCAGCTAAGGATATCTTCTTGATATCTCCACTTACACTGTTCACGAACTCAAGAGCTAACCTGAGTCGCCTTTCGTCATGATATGCTTGGTAGCTAAAGTCACTTTTAACTACGCCTGATCCGTTATCCCCATTTCCATTCTTCTTCTTCTCCTTCTTTGGGGTACCACTTGATCCGTAAGGGGGTTGTCTAGTATCACTCAGCATAGGAAGAATAATATTCGCTACATTTGCGAGCTCGACAAGATCTGGATTTTGAAGAAGTACAGCCTCCATTGGAATATCCCATAGATACATCTTAACGATCTCTTTTGACCGTCTCCATGAATCTATGTAGTCACCAGTAAGCCTGAAGGATCTGTGAAATTTCTTTAAGCACTCTGAAATTTTCGTAGCAGTGGGAGCTGGGTACATGGTATCCCCAACTCCATCCAACGGAATAAACCATGTATCCATAGTCTTTTGTAGACTAAAATACCTGAGTTCCTCTTGGATATCGTCCTCTGTTGGGATGAGATCTAACTCTCTTTTTGGAATATAGATCTCCTGCTCATCATGAAGGATCCCAAGTCTGTTGAAGATAATACCCATGATAAGGGTATACACCTCACTCTCTCCAGCTTCAGAAGATACTTCAGAAAGTGTTGATCTCAGAGTAGCCAGGTTGAAAAGCATCTGGCCTCTTTTAATGAACTTAGTTCCAAGTACTTTTGTTAAAAGTTTAAAAGGAATAGTTGAGTTCATCGCCAGGTTGAGGAATGACTTCTCTTCGGCTACACCCATGGTTGCCATTCTTCGTGCAACCACCTCTATCGCCCTATCATCACAGGTCAAGACTCGAACGTCATAACCTGGTGCGTGTGTGTTAACTAGTAGGGACAGAGCATCAAATCGCTTGGTCATCTCGTTGCCTTTCCTTTGTTACCAAAGAGGTCCAAGTCTGAACCACTCCATGGCATGAACTTGTCCTGGAACCTACCAGGCATGACAAATTTTGTTCCCGGTGATACCTTACCACTCGGAGGTGCCTCAAAGCTTAAATCTTCTTCTTGTCTAGATTCAGGGCCCCCTTCAACCTGGATTCTTGTTGAGAAAACAGCCTGTCCGGGACTTTTACATTGTACTAGTGTTGAGACACTCGCTTCAAGTGACTTGTATAATCCTTCAAGTGACTCAGCTTGAGGGTTAAATGTTGCGAACATTGGGGTGCTCACTCTGGCAAGCAATCCCGATAACGCTGTCACCCAAGCGAACAAGTTTCTTGAGATGCCCTCCTTGGCCAGCCCACCTCCCATGTGAGCTAGTACTTTGAAGGAATCTACAAGTATGATGACCTTCTTCTTCTCATGAAGAGCTAGTGTAAAGGCGAGGTTGCAAGCTCTGACAAATTGAGTATAGTCAGTCATTGCTTCTGGTTCAGGTTCACCCCAACTAAGATAGATGGGAATATGACTGGACTTCTCCTTCTGGTATGCTTGAACCATAATTCCGGCAATACGGTCCAACATCCATGTCTTACCTGATCTAGCTCCTCCTGAAGCAAGTGTAAGTCCGTCTACGAGGGGAAGATTATTAAATTTACCTCCAAGACCGTATTCTAAGGTGCCCTTTACAGCCTTGATTGACATCACTGACGTTTCTTTAGCCTGTGTTGCACCTTGTGCTCCTACAAGGTCGGCCGTTTGTATGGTTCCAAGACTACCTAAGAGCCTGTCTTGAAATTCATATAACTTATCGGCAGTTAGAAGGTATGCTTGAGGTCCTTCAATCTCTCCTGTCTCTGGGTTCTTAACTGACTTTCTCCCTGCCGTCACAATGGAAGTTAGTCCTCCCATTGCTTTAACCACATCAAGTTCTGCTTGTGATGGGTAGAAGCCTGGTGGTATCTGATCTGCCCATGTACCCTCTTTGCCAGAAGCTTTTCCTTCGATAGGGCACCAAACGTTGCGCCCTACGGACGAAATAGGCTTTAGGCTGTCATCCAGGAAGTTGAACATCCTATCCTCTCCTTTTCCATTTTTCGGTCATGCGTGCAACCTCTTTACTGGGGATGTTTATAAATATCTGTTCAAGTAAGTCAGGAGATACCTGCTCAGGAGTTATCTTATAGTGAATAGCGTCGGGGTTAACAGAGAACACTTGATCAAAGTAACTTCTAACGTCCATACCGGCGGGTGCAGACTCTTCAGGAACTAGCTGATCTATCGTTTTACCAAGATATTGCCTCGCTGTATCTTGCATAATGCGATCTACTTCGTAGAATAGAGGGGAGATTGAAAAATGTATCTTCTTCATCTTGTAGCCATAAGCCCAGTGAGGACTGAAACGACTATTAATTCCTCTTTCCCGACTCAAGGTGTTTAAAGGGTACGAGAGGATGTTTGGTATTAGTACTACTTTTCCCCTGTCCTTACAAACTAGGTATCCAATGAAAGAAGCGGGAGTTTCAAGATCAATGTCAAAGTAAGGATGTTTCCCTGTTTCCATGTAATCTATATATAGATTATAGTCCCTCTCTTCTTTAAAACCGACTAGAAAATCATCTCCCATGTTAAGCACGATCACTCTGTCATGTGCACAGTTAGCGACAGATTCTATCTCATCTAACTTAATTGTACCTAAGTCTAATAGAGGAACAATGTCAAGATGAAAACCTATAATCTTCCCAACATCTGCTACTGATGGAACTCCTGATGGAAATGCGTACTCTTGATTGTACGTGTTTATATCGTGAGGATTACCAAGCCACTTAACTCGTCCTGATCCATTAACTCTATCTTCATTAACGCAGAAAGGACAAGTTACTCCAGCTCGAGCCATCTTACTGACCCCTTCTGTCCAATCCTCATTAAGTTCGTCAAATATACGATTCACTAAGAAAGAAGGCATATTTTGATCAAATTTAGTAACATCACCTGCTACCAAATAAGGATAAGGATCTAATTTCGCAGCCATCTGAGTTGGCGTAGTGTGGTGCCAAACTGGGTGTTGTAACGCGCTAGTTCTGTAACCTGCCAAAATTGCTTGTTGAAAGGTTGAGGATGAGTTTGAAAAAGCAACCGCCAACCTGGTCCTTTGCGCAAACATGTCCGGAAAGATGGTAGACTTGTCTGCTTTAATCTCTCTTCCTTCAAAAGTCATAACGTCTCTTGCCTTAGCTTGAAACTTTCCTCCTTTCTTAGTTACTGGATCCGTGGACATAAATCTCCTTGTTATTGAAGATAACATCCATATATCCAACTCTGTTCCTAGTTCCACCCATTGAGCATTATCTGCTAGAGTTCTTATCTTATCTGCGTGAGCTATGAACTTCAGAAAAGAGTGTATCTTAAGCTTAGGGTCATAGCTCCAATGAGGCGGTCCCGTACTTGAGAATTTATTAATCTTAACAGCTACAGGCTTCCAGGGCACCTTTCTAAACCACAATCTTATGATTTCTTCAAAAGCATCCCTATGTATGGCTTTTGCCCATGTCTTTGATTTTGGCACAAAACCAACTCTTGGGACGCCCATTGGATCCATCTTGAATCCTGATAGATTACGAAGTCTTGTCCAGCCTCCTGGGCTGAAGGGTGCTGTTAGCAGACCCCCTTCAGTTTCAGATGCTGGCATAACTTCTTCCAATCTATCCGAAAGGGCCGCAAGGAAATTCACGTAATTTGGATCATCCGAATAGGTTCCCGGAAAGTGAAGAACTCCCCTGTTATGTTGAATCGCTTGAGCATATTTCTCATACCCAACCGTTTTAAAGACCTTAAGTTCAGGATCTAATAGTTCGGTACTCATCTTCTCTCTCCATTAGATCATGACGATGGCTAAGGTCGTTTAGAGCAGCTTCCTTCTCAAGGAAATCGCGTATGAAGTCACACTTAGCTCGATGTTCAGCAATCCGAGTCCTATAATCGCTCTTATCCTCCTCGCTAAACCGCTCCGGATATTTACTCATGATGTGTTCGACCCATATGAGTCGTGGACCATTTTCGATAACTTCCTTCATGAGTTGGATTAGACCAACCATTGAAGCTTTTGTCATCGATCTCTCCTAGTTAAGGGTCAGCGGAAAGGATGAGTGACCTGACTGCTGCACTAGTCTACACATGTCGTAGATCTGTTGCCAGGCCTCCATGTCTTCCACAGACTCTAGCTGTGATTGGTTCATTAACATCTTGAGATTTAGGCGCTTATCTTCTGCGGATAGTTCCAACATTGGATACCTTGTAGTACCCATTGTTATTACACACTGATTCATTTGCATAACAAGCTCTAAGGCTTTTGCCATGGCTTGCGGTGCGGAGGGGTAAATCTCTGTCTGTTCTGGACACAGAGATACCACAAAACCTTTTTCCGTACCCGTAAAATGCTTGATCTTTCTTCTTGACATCATCTCTCCTTTGTCTTCCCATCTCTATGATTAGGATCTTTGACCTATATCGGCGAATTTTCTCTCTTCTGAATCTCCACCCTTGCATATCAATCCTTAGCGTCTTTAATGATTTGAGACAGAAATTAGTCCAACTATTTTCGAGGATATAAAAGTGGGCTCGGTAGGCGGGAGACAGCCATGGAAGTGGCTATCCACTTAAAATCCAGAATCATGCTCCCTTGAACCTACCGAGTCCCATAACTCTTTATATGAGCTCTACTCTTTTAAGCACTCATACCTCCTCTTTAATTGTGAGGATGGTATCGTCACCTGATATCATCACTTGGATTTTTGGATGGTTAGTTCTCAGTATCAAGTCCACATCCTCATCGGACAACAACTCCAGATCTTGAAGAGCTTGCAACTCGCCCAAGAATCTCCAAATTCTGTCATCGTCTCGAATTACCATCGTCTTCATGTCTCTACCTCCATCCGTTACGAATGGCGGCAAGGCGAGCGGCTTGCATGCATGCCATTACCATCCTGGACCCCGTGACCTGATTGATCACCAGTATAGACTTTCCATTAGGTAACGGATGCATGGTCAGCATCCCTTTCTCCGAAAAGGGGTTTCCTTTATGTGTAGTATTAAGCATGAGGCATCTCCCTTCCAGCTAGAATATCATCCCAAACGAGCCTACAGTTGATGGGGTCTCCACCTCTGTCACACTTGCACCTCAACTCTCCTTGAGTGCAATGCTCTCGCCTGTTGAAGTCATCCTGCCAGAAGACGCAAAGTTTTCCAACTTTGTAACCCTTCTGCTCAAGAACTTCGAGTTTGTTGACTTTCATCTCTCTCTCCTTCTTTCATGGTCTAGTTAGCTATGTGACCGATCACACAGCACAATCTCCACCTACCCTAACAGTAGGATATTTGAGAGTTCGCTTCTCGGGCTAACCCCAAGAACCTTACTCTCTCGTTGAGAAACACGAGAAAGTTGGC